TCTGGCGCACGAGCAGCAACCTTGGCTGGGCGTATCGCTCGCAGCACTTGATCAAAGTCGAACCCAAAGTGTCGTGGGAAACTCTCGCACACGAGATCATTCACTGCGCAGGGTACGACTATCACGATGAAGCGTTCTACAAAGCACTGATCTGGCTGACTGAACGACGCTGGCGCATCGAGATCAAACACAAGTATGCGATTACTCGATACGGCTACGAAGTCGATCGAATGATCGAACAGCAGATCGACGAGATCGTGCGTGCAGCATTCGAGAAAGCGAGTGCATGACATGAGCAAGCACGAGTGCGCTCACTGCGGCGAACGCTTCGAGAAGATCACAGATCACATGAGTCATGTCGTGCAGCAACACGACAAAGGATTCAGAGCACGCAAAGAGCGCACACGACTGCGACCGTCATCATGCTGGTCGTGCGCAGCAGAGATCGCAGCAACATCGACGCACTGCGTCTGCGGTGCTTTGCACCCACGCTTGCGCTAGCAGCCGAGTCGAGCGCAGCAAGATCGCTGCGCCGACCCGACCTGCTCGTGTCTGCCGAAGGGGAAGCGACACACGAGCACCTGCTCAGAGTACCTGCACGCTTTGCACCATGCCGACAGGTATGCACAACACACTGTCAAGACCGTCATCACTCGTGATCGACTGAGCAACAACAACATGTCCTGACTTCTTGTCAGAGAGCAGCCAGCCGAGAGTCTCAACGACACACGGTTCATCGTCGATGTCAGCGACTTCGCACCAACCGTCAGCGATCGTGTGCGCATCATGCCAAATGACGAGAACTTTCGTGCGCTGCATCTCGCTCACCACTTCTCTCGCTTGCGATCAGCGCAGAACACAGGTGCTTGCAGCGTGATGCCTTTCTCTGGCACGACAACAGCGAGAGCCTGCTGCGGCGGTTCATACCCGAAGTTATTGACGAACGCATACTCATCGACACCTTTCATCGAACCATTCACGATCAAAGACGGTGACGGAAGATACTGATGCCAGTGACCGAGCCAAAGCGTGTCGAACGACTGACCTGTGGCGAGATACCGCTGCGCTTTGCGAGCACGCAGACGCATGATCGGTGGATAGATACCGCCGATGCCGCCACCGCCGTGCGCTTGATCACCGTGAGTCAGCAGATGCGCCGAGTCATACACACGCACGAGCACATCACTCGACTCAGGTACATCGAATGTCAGCCGCTTGTCGTTAGCGAAGTGACGCTCGATCATCTTCGCCAGCAGCCAGTCGAAGTTCGTGCGAGCACGCAACTTCGCTCTCGGTTTGCGAGTCATGCGACCATGATTACCTGCGACCGCTGCGACATGCACACGACGAAACTCGCCAGCGAGCAGATCGAGAGCAGATGCGATCTCTTGTGCCCAGAACAGAAGCGAGCCGAGCATCGTGTCCTCATTCGTTTCTGACAGTTCTTCGTGAATGTCACCAGAGAAGATGTCGCCACCAAGCATGACTACGCAACCGTCATACTTCATGCCTGCGAGATAGTGCCTTGACAGTTTCACTGTGTTGTCGATCGTCTTGACGAGACGCAACCGTGCGATCTCACGGTTGTACGCATTCAGTCCGTCGATCTCTGACGGTTCGACAACTTCATCGAGATGCAGATCAGAGAGCATCAGCATCAAAGTCGCAGCAGACTGCTTCGCAGGTTTCTTCGGTGTCAGCCATTCGACAGGTGCAAGACGAGCAGACTCGACACGCTCAACAACATCGAGTGTTCGTTGCAGACTCTCGATCTTCTCAGTCAGACGAATGTTCTCTGCTGTCGCAGCATCACGCTCACGACGCAGACGAGCAGTCTCTATGCGATGCTGTTCACCAGAATCAGATGCGATGTCGTCAGAGAGAGCCATACGCACCATTGCGATAGTTGCTGATCGTCGTCTCTGACAAGAGAATGTTTCGTTTCAGCAGCGCACGCTTGATGCTCACAGCAGGCACAGAGAAATCATCGAGTGCTGCACGAAACGCTTTCTGATCTTCTTCGTCGAGCATCGACATGATCTGCCAGATGCGTCTCTGACGACCGCCGTTGCTGCTCGGTTCACTGTTGATCTGATCGGCTAACCCTGCCACTACTGCCCCCTTCGGCGTGCCATTCGATGTGTCGATCTACTTTCTGACCGACACGATGAATGTCTTTGTGTATCTGTTTCAGACTGTTCGCAACGACAGCATGATCATCACGGTTCTCTCGTCGAGCAGACTGAATCAAAGCGACGACTATCCCGAACGCACCAGTGATCAGTGCAACGACGACAGGCGTATTCATAAGTCACAAGGTTAGTCAAGCGGAACGAGTTTCGTGAACGCATCACGAATGTACGCAGGATCATCAGCGACTTGCGGTGAAAGTTCTACATGCAGCCAGTCGCCATGCGGTGCGCCTGAGATCGTCTTGACTTCGTATCTGATCCAGTCCCGCCTATCGCAACGCCAGCCACGCCCGAAAGGCTCAGGGTAGTAATCGAGTATGCACTCGATACCGAGCAGATCAGCGTTGCGCACAAGCAGACGACACCACTGCACAGCGATCTGACGAGCATTCGTCGGCACGCCACGAGTCGCATCACCTTTGCCTGTGCTGCGCATGTAGCGGTACGAGAGATCGACTGCACGACCAGTCGCATGCACACTCAGCGACTCTTTGCCACGCATGTTGCGCACTACGAAGTCGCCGTTATTCCAAAGAGCACCGCCGCTGCGCTGCTCTATCTCAGCGATGAACGCAGTCATGCCAGCCCTGCGACCCTTAGCCACACCGTCTTTCGTGCCTGTGTAGCGGCGAGCCTTCACGATTTACGGCTGCGCTTCTTCTTGACTCGACCGAAAGCAGGATCATTCGGATTCGCCCACCTGATGATCGGCGGCAACGCTGCTGCGAGAGCAGCCTTCACCAGATCGTCTGCTGCATAGTTGCCTGTCGCCACTACTGCTGCGACTGCTGCGAGCACGCTGCGACCATACGATGCGAGAGCAGCCTGCTGCTGCTTGCTTAGTTCGATCTTCATTAGTCCTACTTTCGTAGTCATTCGGCTACTTCCGTAGCCACCCACTCTTGCTCTTCTTCGTTCCAGACATAAACACCGCCATCACTCGGATAAGCGACAGGTGGCTGCCAGTCATAGTTGTCATCTAGCGACCAAGACGGAAACGGCGACGGCGATACGAACACATCAGCATCAGCATCGTAGGTGTAGCCGATACCTGCGTACTGCTTGCGGAAGTTGCCGTGATACGAAGTCTGCTTCCAGTTCGTTCCTAGTCCTAGCGATGCGAGAAAGTCGATACCCTGCTGCTCGTTGTCGGGTGCTGGATCAGGGCAGTTGTCGTTCGATACTGAGAGAACACGCAGTACGACACTGTTCTGATCTAACTCTGCGAAGTACGCCATACCTATGAGATTACCAATGAGCCGCTGCTGTTGAAGGTGTGGATCGTGTACGAACCTGATGTCGTAATCGTGCCGCCTGTAATGCTCGTCGCCCACGAAGCATCAGCAGTGAGATAGCGAACGATGACGACACCTGAGCCGCCATTCGCCGCAGGCGTACCGCCAGAGTGAGTAGCACCACCGCCACCGCCACCTGTGTTTGCTGTGCCTGCGCTCGGCGGGTACTCGTCTCGGTTGCCACCGCCACCGCCGCCGCCTGAACCGCCGCTTGAACCGTTGTCGTTGCCGCCACCGCCGCCGCCGCCACGAGTGACTGATGAACCTGTGATGCTGTTCGCTAAACCGTTGCCACCGTTGCTTGTAGTGCCGATAGCACCAGCACCACCGCCACCGCCACCAGCGTTGCCACCGTCACCAGCCCCACCTGCGTAGCCCTGAACAGGTGATGAAGTTCGTGCGCCGCCGTTGCCAGTGGCACTAGAACCGCCGCCACCGCCAGAGCCACCCGTGCCGCCTGTGGAAGAGTTGAGCGCACCGCCGCCGCCACCACCTGTGGATGTGATAGTTGAGAACACTGAGTTGCTTCCGTTATTGCCGGGACTGTATGTGCCGCCAGCAGAGCCACCGCCGCCGACAGTCACCGTGTAAGTACCAGCACCGAGCGTCAATGCGCTTTCGGCTGAACCGCCGCCGCCAGTCGTCGCACCAGAAACACTTGTGCGGTAGCCGCCAGCGCCGCCGCCGCCGCCTGCTCTGGGGAAGTCAAGATTTGCGCCGCCGCCGCCACCGCCACCAGCGATGACGAGATACTCAACATTCACACTGTAAGTAGGTGCGACCCAACCTGTACCGAGCCACCTGCCAACGATCGTCGAGACTCGTGTGCGTTTGCCGTATCCACTCACGCCACTACCAAACTTCCGCTACTCGTGAAAGTATGGATCGTGAAGTCGCCTGATGTGGTAATCGTTCCACCAGTCACGCTTCTACCTCTCGGAACTAACGCAGTGCGATAGCGAACGATGACGACACCAGCACCACCGTCACCGCCGCCTGCGTTCGGACTCGCATCAGTTCCGCCGCCACCACCGCCGCCGCCAGTGTTTGCTGTACCTGAGCCACCTTTCGTTCCAGAGTTGCCGACACCTGCGCCACCGCCGCCAGCACCACCAGCACCACCTGTCGTGCTACCGAATCCACCGCCACCACCACCACCAGCACGACTAACCGATGAACCTGTAATAGATGATGCTTGACCCGCACCACCTACACCGCCGTTTGAACCTGAACCTGCGCCGCCAACTGCGGATGAACCGCCACCGCCGCCAGCCACGATAAACGGACTAGCCGCACCAGCACCACCACCATACCCCTGATTCGCTGTACCGCTACCAGCAGGAATGTCAATGCCACCGCCACCCGAACCGCCAGTGCCACCAGAGACACCACCGCCAGCACCACCGCCACCACCTTTTGATGTGATGCCGAATGCTGAACTATCCGAACCGTCAGTTCCTTTACCACCGTTGTTGTTCGCAAATCCTGCGCCGCCACCGCCGACAGTAATCGTGTAAGAACCGACACCTACCGCCGAAACAGATTCAGCAGATGAGCCGCCACCAGAGTTCTCGCCAACAACCGACGAACGATAACCGCCAGCACCGCCTCCGCCAGCGTGTCGCCCACCACCACCACCACCACCAGCGATGATGAGGTATTCAATGGGAAGATTTACGCCCAGCCAGTTAGCAGTGTATTCACCTACACGCTCACGCTGACCCCACCGAAGTGTCATCTCACACCTACGGCGTGATTCGGTTCACATAACCGCTAATCAGAATCACATTCGCAGTCGCCGCAAACGCAGACACCGTGCGACCAGCCGAACCCGTACCGACAAGCACGAGACCCGGCACTACGAGAACTAGACCAGATTCAGCAGCGATCGTCAGTTCGATCAGATCATCAGGCGCACTCGTACCACCGAACTCAATCGTCAGTTTCCGAGCGGTCGTATCCGAGTTCACCGCATAAAGCCAAACCTCATCTGTGATCGTCGCAGAAGTACCAGTCGTATGAATCGTCGTACCAGTCGTCGCAGTCGCAGCAACCTTGATCTGCTTGCCACCTGTCGAGCCGCTCAGTAGAACCTTGTCGTATGTCGCCATTTGTGTGCCTTTCTAACTGAACACTTGCACTTGCAGAATGTCTGCGCCGCCGCCGATAGCGACCCACGCTGAACCGTTGTAGACCTGAACCGAGTTGAGATCGAGAAGGTATGAGACTTCGCCTTCTTCGAGAGTCGGTTCGCCAGCACCACCATACGCAGCGGTGCGTGCCGCTTCCGATGCGAAAACCTTCACGCCACGCATCAGATACTGATTCACATCTGCGGCTGTGACGACATCGCCACTTGCCCAGAGTTTCGTGCCTGTAATCGCCATAGGTGACCGTCAGGCTAGCAGACTAGGTGACTGCATTCGCTTCGTCTAATACGCCGAACTCAGGATCATTCAGCGTGAATGGGTACACGAGATCAGCGACATACAACCCGAAAGTGACCGTGTGTCTATCGGGTGTGATCTGATGCGTGATTCGTTCGATCGCATAGTCGTCGCTGACTGTCGCAGGTGTACCGTTCGGGAATGTGCGAGTCACGGTGATGACGCTGCCCATGTCGAGACCCATGACGAGCGTTCTGTCTGTGCTGTCGAGCGCAGATGCGAGCACTTGCAGATCGTCGAAACGGTACTCAGGATTCTTGTAGAGCGACAGCAGTTTGTTGGCCAGAGTCTGCGCAGCAGTGTCAGAACTGAGCAGCAGATCAGTCAAAGCGAGTGTGCTGATACCGAACTCTGTCTGACTTGCTGAGTCATCGGCTGTCTGTGTAGTGCCTGTCTCTGTTGTTGCTTGCACACGGTTGTAGAGAAACTCTTGACCGTAGATAGTTGCTAGACGCTGATACGGAATGTCTATTCCAGCGTCAGAGAAAGTGGCGACAGGTGTTGCGAATGAGCCTGTGACACGATCAGTAAAGCGCAGAACACCGTCAGCACGCACGAAGAACAGCCCTTGTTCTGCGTCGGCGACTCGCTGCAAATAGCCTGCTGCGTTCGTGTTCGCTGGTATCTGATACGCACCTAGCGTCGATACGCCTGTGTCAATGCTGCGAGTCAAAGCAGGGTAGTTCACTTCGGGTAGATCGAGAATCGCTGCGACTCGTGAACCTGATAGTTCTGCTGACGGTGTGATGTCGCTACCTGTGTAGGCGTTGGCGATGAGAGTGAAGTCATCTGCTGCGATGATCGTGCATGTGCTCAGGTTGAAGTCGTATTCGATGTCGATGTCCATGATTCGACCTGTGAACAGTGCTGTGCTGCCGCTGCTTATCTCTACTCGTCTGCGTGGTGTGACACCGCTACGACCGAGTGTCGAATCCCAATACGGTGAATCTTCGTTGATCGGGTCGAAGCGTCGATCGTTGTTGTTCAGCACGATCGTGCAAGTGCCTGCACGAAACGACGAGAACTGATCAGAGCGACCTCTGTTGATCGTAAGACTCTGCACATACGGTGCGATGTTCACACCTTCGAGTGTTCCGTCGAGAACATCTTCGCCGTTCAGTTGGCTGCTGTCGAGCGTGAACTCACGAACGACGAAACCGAGAGCAGCGATGACGCTGATCTGCTCACCGAATACGAGCGTCGTCGCCATGTCAGACTGCGCCGAAGAATGTAGAACTCAGCGGTATGTAGCCGTTCGCTCGAACATACTGACCGAGAGCATCGATCACGACAGCAGCAGTTTCTTGCGGATTCGTCAAACCTGATTCGACATTCGTGACGAAGTTATTCACAATAGGTGCAGCACCAGAGCCAGCCATGCCTGCGACTGCTGCTGCGCCTTCGACGATCGCACCGCCAGCACCGACAGTGACACCGAGACCAGCGTTCACTTTGTTCACGATGCCAGCCTTCGTCTTGCCTTGCACTTCGAGCAACGCTTTCTGCGCTTCGATCAAGTCACGCATAGCATCTGCTTCTCGACGCATCGCATCAGCGAGCGCATCAGATGCATCAGCCTGCGCTTCTTTCGCATCTTGCAGTTCTTTCAGCGCAGCGTCATACACAGCAGAGCCGACGACAGCACCATAAGTGATCTCATTCAGATGTCGCTGCGCAGCAGACTGCTCTTCGGTTGCACGAATCTGCGCATCGAGCGCATCAGTCACCGCATACTTTGCTCGTTCTAGGTTTCGTTCTGCTTCGGCTATCTCATCGGCAGTGGCTGCACTGTTGCGTTCTTCGTTGAGTCTGCGCTCAGCATCAGTGACGCTTTGCACCGCATCGAACACGGCGAGTTTCGCTTCCGCAAGATCGATCTCTGCACGACGAATAGCGACAGCAGATGCTTCTGGATCGAGACGCAGTTCAGCGAGCGCACGCTCAGCATCAGTCACACGGAAGTTCGCTTCTTCCACTGCGTACTTGCTGCGCTCTAATCCACGCTCTGCGCTGCTCACTTTCTCAGCGTCAGCCTTCTTCGATCGCAGTTCGGCAAGACGCTTCTCTGCTTCTTGCACACCACGCACAGCGTCAGCAACTTGCAAACCTGCGTCACGCACACCACGCTGCGAATCAGCAAGACGACGATTCGCTTCGATGCTTTCTTTCGCTGTGCTCGGATAACCCTTGACGACGAGATCGAATGCAGCCTGCGCTTTCGTCACAGCATTCGTCTTGTCAGTCAGTGCCTGCTGCGCTTTCGACACTGCTTTCGTTGCGTCATCTTTCGATCGTGTCGCATCACGAGCCTTGATCACAGCGTCTTGATAGACCTTCATCGCATCAGCGACTTTCTTCACTGCGCCACCAGCACCGCCAGCCGATGCTTGCAACTTCGCAAGAGTCGCAGCGAACTCTGCATTCAGTTCTGCGGCAGTCTTTGTCTTAGGTGCGAGAGCACCGTAGCCAGCGAGCAGCGGTCCGATGAACGGCTGCACTACGCCCATGCCTGCGGCTGCTTGACGAGCAGACTGTTCGAGCGCACGCAACTGACCTTGCGTCACATTCGACGCAGCAGCAGCACCGAGAACATCGTTGCGAAAGTTAGCGAAAGCAGTTGTCACAGAATCAGTGCTGATCTGCAAGGCACCTAAACCTTCGATCATTCCATAGAACGAGTTCGCTGTCTCTTTGTATGCATCGACAGATCGAGTCGCAATAAGAACGAACGCAGATGCGACAGCACCGAGAACATAGAGCATCGGTTTGCCGACAGTCACGAACAAGTTGCCGAGCGTCACTAGACCCTTTGCAACAGGTTCGAGCGCATCTATGACTCTGATACCGAAGTCGCCTGCGGTTGCTGCTGCTGCGATCAACGCATCACGCAGACCGCCACCTGCTGCGAGTTTGTCGCTGAAAGCCTGAATGACAGGCACAACATTTGACTGAATGAAAGCGACGAGACGCTCAGCGATCGGCAGCAATGCATACCCGATACCTTCGACTGCTTCACCGAGAGATGTCTGCAAGATGCGCAGACGACCACTAAATGTGTCTGCTGCGTCTGCTGCTGCACCACCGAACTGCGTATTTAGTGTCTTGATGACTTCGCTCAGATTCTTCGATTTGACGACACTCTGATCAAGTGGCACGCCGAGTTTCGTGAGCGCACCGACATTACCTGTGAACGCTTTGCCGAGAGCAAGCGAGACGCTTTCTAGGTCTTTGCCTGTTGCGGCTGAGATGTCGAGAGCGAGATTCAGTTGCGCCTGAGCGAATGTGACATCACCTGTCGCACGGACAAGGTTCGCCATCGCTGGTCGAAGTTGATCATCGGTGACACCTGTGAGCATCATCTGTTTCGAGATGTGCTGCTCTACTGCTGCGATCTGCTCATCGGTTGCATTCGTCGTGCGGCGCAACTGATCAGCGAGTTTCTTCTGACTCTGCTCGTCTTGTGCAGCAGCCTGAATAGCACCGTACGCAGATGCAGCGACAGCACCGAACGCAGCAGCACCAGCAAGAGCGACAGTCTTGAAGGAAGGCAGCATGTCAGTGACACGCTTGCCAAGACTCTGCGCAGCGTCACCTGTGCTCTTCATGGCGGCGAGCGCACTCGTCGCTTTGCCGAGAATGACGAGAGATAACTTGCGTTCAGCCATGACGGCTAATCCTAGGCGGCAGCATCGCCAGCGTCTTTGTCAGGAAACGCTTCGCTGATCATCTTGTCGATGAATGCTTGATACGACTCACTGATCTGATCTTGCGTCAGTGTGACAGCACGATACAAGAACTGATCTTTGCCTTTCTGCCACTGCGTCGGTTGCTGACCTTTCGCACGGAACTGATTCCAGCCACGAATGACTCGCAGACCACCCGATGCGTTGCGAGCGATCTTCACTTGCTGACCGCCTTCGAATGCTGTGACCGTTCTACCGTTGCGTGTCACGAACTGTCGCTCAACATTCGTGGCAACTTTCAGAATGCTTTCGCCTTCACGCACGATCGTCGCACGACGACGACCACGAGCATTGTTTGCATCTTTGATCAGACGACGCTGATTCTGATACGAACCGAAGTTCGCACCACCTGCATACGGTACGCCACGACCGCCCATAGTCACCTTGACTTGCTGAATGCTGCTCGATGTTTCGAGAGTCGCAGCAGCACGACGCTCTTGCTTCGTGTTCGCAAGACTCTTCGCAGTACGAATCACGACTCTTGCGACACGCTCATTCGCTTCTTTGATCAAAGCGTCAGCAGCACCCTTGTCACGAGCCTTGCGAATGTCAGCGATGAACTCGTTCAGACCGAGCACAATGATCGCACCGTAGTTGTCTTGCTGACCGATGATCTCAGGCGTAGCCATGATTCACCGCTTTCTGCGCATACGCTCGTTTCTCTTCTTGATGTAAGCGAGCATCGTATGAATCATCGAATCGCCAGATTCGATCAGATCGTTCGGTGCAATACCTGTCTCGACTGCGAGCGCAGCGATCAGCCAGTGGGCTGAGTCGTCGCCAAAGGGCTATCACTTTGCGCTTCACCGAGTTCGACAGTCTCGACAGTTTCGAGCCAGTCAGGGTCGAACTTCTTGTCGGTGCGCTTCGCACGAGACTCAGCAGACCATGCGAGCCAAGCAAGATCGGTGAGTCGAAAGTCGTGCTCGAAGCGTGCAACGCTGCGAGACCATGTGCGCTCAAACTGCACGAAGTCTGCGAACGATGCGATGACATCACGCTTCTCACCATTCGCATAGTGAATAGTCAGTGGCAGTTTCATTCTCTTCCCCTTTCAGAGAGTTTGATGAGATCAGGACCCTGTGCCTTTGGCGAGCGAACCGCCGACGAACGAAAGTTCGGTGGTGCTGAGTTCGCCAACCGTGCCGTTGATCGGTGTGTGGCTGGCAAGATAGCAGCCAGTGATCGTGTAGGAAGGATTCGTTGCAGACACTGCTGCATCGACAGCCTTGAAACCGATCGTGGTCTGCTGACCGACAAGCGGGAAGATCGTTGCTTCGACGCTCGCCGCAGCGAAGTCTTGCTGCAAGGTGACATCACATGTCATGTTGCCGAGACCTGCCTGAAACTTGCGGAAGTCGTCACCGAATGCGGTGACTTCGACTGCTTCTTTCTCGTAGTTGATCGTCACACTCGTGGCTCGTGACTGCAAATCCACGCTGTTGATCGTGACGACGACATCGGTGAGAACGATCTGTGCCATGACTGTTAGTCCTGCTCTTTCTTGTCTTGCTTCTTGTTGCTGATGCTAACAGGTTCGAGATGTCCTGCACTCACAAGTGCAGCAACATTCAGATCGACAAGATCAGAATCAGAGACAGTCGCACCCTTTGATCCGAGTGTCGTGTTGTCGCTGATGATCTTGTATGTCGCCATGTTGCCTGCCTATGCGTGAACTAGCACCGAGAAGGATACTTGCAAGAAGTCTGCTTCTGCAACAGTCAGAGAGCCGACAGACAAACCGCTGTCCATGATCAGAGTTTGAGCAACACCGCCGAGAGTGCGATCACCTTCGATCGCTGCACGAAGAGATGTCGCACCGCTGTATGAGAGATAACCGTCAAGATTTGAGTGCGCTACTCGATCGAGATAGCGACCGACGATCACCATGACAGTCCACCGCATGCGAACATTGCCGCCTTTCATCGCACCGTGAAACTCGACAGATTCGAGAATCGGGAAAGCAACAGGTGGATTCAGTTGCTCAGGCTGATACGAGAAAGTGCGCAAACCTGTCACGGTTGCGAGTCGTGCTTTCAGACCGTCAGCAACTTGCGAAACTGTCGCAGGCATCAGGCAACGCCCAGCAACTTGTACGGCTGCAACAGATCACGCACATCAGGATCAACTGCACGCACAGTCACAGCCATGTCAGCGAACGCCATGACACCTAGTGCTGCGTTGTATCGAGCGAACTGACGAATCGAGAGAAGCACGCACGCTTCACGCACATCATCAGGTACAGCATTCCAACCCCACAGTGCAGTGACTTGCACACCGCATGCAGACGGAATGTAGAACATCGGGAATGTGTAGCCGCCGATCATCGTGAGAGTACGAATCGGTCTGCCGAGAATCTGATAGTCAGTCGGTTCGACGATGTAATCAGTATTCAGAGTCAGCGTCGTCTCGAAAGTTCCGTCACCGTCATCATCAAGTTTGACGATCAAACCTGTCGTGCTGCTGATGTCGCTCGTCAGCAGTCTGTAAGCATCATGAGCGAACAGCGGCACTGCAAGAGCAGATGTCTTGTAGAAGAACCTGCCGCAATAACCGTCAATGCGTCGTGACGCTGCTTCGATCGAGTTCTCGATCAGAGTGTCATCGATGCTGTCAGAAAGACGCAGCGCAGACTTCACTTCTTGCAGGGTGCAATACCCGTTAGTGATCGCCATGCCTTAGCCTTTCTTGCGTTTCAGCGACTTCTTTCTCGTCGCAGTTTCTACCTGCGGTTCGATGCTCGCCGTTTCGATCTCACGGTAGCCAAGCACACGCAGACGCAGATCAAGTTCTGCGACACGATCAGTCAAGCCAGCGGCAGCGACTTTGCTGCGCTCTGCAAGAAGTGAAGCGATGATCTTACGGTCAGTCATGTTGGCTGACTCTGTGCTGAGTAGCGACATCAGATCGTGTTGATCCGTATGCCGCTACTCAGCGACACGAGTTAGAAGGTGGGGGTCACCAGACCAGAACCGTCGATGATCGACCACGCCTTCGGGTAGCGGTTCGCCGTGTAAGCGGCGTATCCGTACACGATCATCGTGATGTCGAGTTCAGCAGCCTTCGGTTGCTCGAAGCGCAGCATCATCGGGTCACCGTTGCCCTGTTCCCACAGGTGCAGTTCTTGCAGGTTGCCCACATAGATGTTGTCCTCATTTGTCGAAGGACCTTCGGTCGTGCTGACATTCGCATCAGTGATCACAGGCAGACCCATGATCGAGTAGCCGCTATTGCCGTAAAGCGGTGCGCCTGCGCCAGTAGCGACAGGGTTCTGCGCCACAGGCGACGGAACTGCGAGTGGGCGATTCTGCAAATCAACCGCAGCCAAGATGAACGCAAGGCGGCGTGGGTGCATGATGATCGCATTCGGACCAGCGAAGAAAGTCGTCTGAACTTTCTGCACTGCGTCAGCCAACTTCGGGTACAGTTCGGCGACGGTCGGTGACGCATCGCTGAACACGACCACATTGCCGCCAGCGGCAACATCAGTGCGCAACTGAGCGACGAGCAACTGATCGACCTTCGTGTGATACGCCGAAACGAGATCAGCCATGACAAGCGAATCAACATTCGTGCCACGCTCGATCGCCTGACGGCTCACATTCTGCTGACCAGCGACGGTCTGCACAGTGATGTCGAGTTTCGTGTCGTCCATGTTGGTCTCTTGCACAGCAACACCTTCGGACTGTGCAGCGACAGCCGAGCCAGTCGTGACTTTCGAGATCGAAAGAGTCAGACCTGCATCGGGCAGAGCATGCTTGCGAGCACGATCAGCAACAGGGCGACCAGCACGAGCGAATGGGGCAGCGAGTTCAGTCAAGAACTGCGGCACGATGAGACCAGCGAAGTTGCTGCTCGTCACATCACGACGCTCGATCTGCTCTTCACGCATGTGGCGTGCGAGACGCTCTTGCGCTGAGAAGTCGTTGCTGAACTGCGCACGGAACGCATCAGCGATGAACGAGTGCGACGACTCTTTCGAGTAGGTGCGTGGCTCGCTCTTCACGGTCGTGACAGCGGCTTCGACACCAGCAGCCTTACGGCTCTCGGCAGCGGCAGCAGCACGCTCTTCCAGTTCTTTGTGACGACGAATCTGCTCGTCGAGATCACGCACGACATCGAGCGTCTGTGCGATCTCAGCATCTTCTTCGGTCGTGAGTTCACGCTTCTCGTCGGCAGCCTTTGCCACGAGCGCATCGGCAGCAGCCAAAGCAGCGTCACGCTTCTCGGTGAGATTCTTTGAGTAGGTCATTGTTGTCTCCGTTGTTGAGTCGTTGTGTCGCTCAGTGAGACTTGACAGTGACGAATCGGCTGTGTCTCGGCTGACTATTTCTTGTGACGAGCCAGAGCCAACTGTGCTTTGCGCACGCTGACGCTGGTACTCGCAGCAGTCAGTGTAGGTGCAGACGAATCGTCTTGCAACAGTCTGGAACGAATCTCGGCAACTGTCTGCTCATAGGCAGGGAATGTCACGACGCTGACATCGAATAGTTGCACTTCACGCAGTTCACGCACAGCACGGTCGTCTGACCATGAATCTTTGATCGTACGGAATGCGAACGACATCTGTGATAGATCGCCACGCTTCATCGCTGAGATGACTCGTGCAGCATCAGGATTCATAGGGTCTAGTTCTGCTTCGACAGCAAGACCACGCTCATCTTCTTTGAGTCTGAGCGTGCCTGACTTCGTGCGTGCAAGTGGCACACCTTCGTGATCGATGAGCAGACGCACATCTGCACCGTCTTTGATCGTCTTGCTGAAAGCACCACGCTTGACATACTCGACGAACGGCATCGGTTCGCTCGGTGAATCGAACACCGCTGCATAGCCGTAGAGAGTCGTGCCGTTGTCTGCTTGACGAAGATCGAGCGTCGTGTACGCAATACGCTTCTCATCTGCACCTGTGATGCACCAGCGTTGCTCGATCGTGTCACTCATAGTCGCCGCAAGCATAACGCCACGATCATCACTCTCGCTAGATGCTGAATACTTCGGGTGCTCTGGGTGCAGCAGATCATTGTCGTTCACATAGTTCTCATTCTCAGGTTCGCCATTCTTCGCAAGATAGAGAAACGCATTGACTCTCGCCATTGCCCATTGAGCACGAGTCATGTTCGGTCTGTGAGAAGTAGAGAATGCGCCTGCGCCACGCCGATACACGGCACGCAACGCACCGAGACGAACCCGTGTCCATACAGGTTTGTCATCTGCATTCATGGCTTCGTTGTGTTCATCAGCCTTGCGTTGTAGAGCAGTCTCTGTTGCTTCGCTTAGTTCTATGCCGCCTGTCTTGTCAGCAGCAGAGCCAGCAGGATTCGTATCGCTACCGAAGATTTGATCTTTCGGCGGTGCAGGTGCTCGTTCTTCTTCTAGTTGTGAGACGATGCGTTCTGCATACGCTTGCGCTCTGCGTGCAGATTCTTTCGACGAACCGCCACCCCATAACAACATCGCAACAAGACCAGCAGTGATCTCGTCACCTTCGACTGCATCAAGATCAACGATGTGTCTTGCTATCCATGCTGGAATCTTGCGCCACTTTGCTTCGCTCAACGCTTCGCCATTCGCCATGCGTCGTGCATCAGCAACAGTCGCAGGCATGAGTCCGTCGCCAGACAAACCTTCTTCATGCAGACGCAGACCACGCTTCGCTGATTCAGCCATGAATGACGGTGCAACAAGATTTGGCGCACGCTCTTCGTATCCGATTCCAGATTCTTCTGGCTCAGGCATCTCTTCTTCGTCATCGATCTCTTCTTCGTCAGTCTCTTCTTCGACTTCGATCTCGCTCTCAGAGATGTTCACAGTTCCGTAGTTGTAGATCACAGTGCTGCGTGAATCAACTTGACCCAGCGGTTCCATTTCTTCGCTCATCGAAACGACCACCATTTGATCGATCGCATCTTGTTTCGTTGCGTGACAACCGATCGTGGTGAACGAACCGTCTGACTCTTGTTTCACTGTCGCCCACTGTGCGCAGTCAGACTGACTCTGCGAAATACCGAACGGCATGATCAGTCTGCGTCTGGCAATAGAACTCGAACATCATCTGTCTTGCCAGAATCACAGACTGCATACAAAGTTTCTTTCAGTGGAACACTGATCTCGATAGGTGCAGTGTGCTTTGCCAGAATCAGACCAGTAGCGAAAGTGACAGTCGCATCACCAACTGCGATCGATTCGTTGCCGACGATGTTGATGTATGCAGTGCGATTCTTGTCATCTGCTGTGATCAGCACACTTCGTGTGTCAGTCACTGTCACTTTGTAGCCACGCATCTTTGCTCACCTTTCAGGTGGTACTGAATCAACACCAAGTGTAGGCAGATCGCCGCCGTTCACACCAGCGACAGGTGCGCCAGCGATACCGAGAATGAACTGATCGCCACCTTCGTACGGTTCACGATTCTCTTGCTCTCGTGCTTCGTTCGGTGTCATCGTGCCAGACATGATCTGCACTTGTTGTGCTCTGACACGAGTGAGCAAATCTGCACGCTGAAACTCGTTGGCATCGAAACGCACACGCTGCGTCAAAGGCAGCATCTCAGAAATGGCATCTTCGATTCGACGCATGAACGGCAGCAGCGTGTATCGCACGAAGTTGATACCAGCAGATTCGACATTCTGATAAGTCTGCGAGTCGCCGCCAGAACCGTTGATCATGTGCAACGGAATGCGATACGCACGAGCGATGTCACGCACGATCGCTTCACGATGTTCGAGCATCTGCATGTCAGCAGCACTTGTTGTCACAGACTTCCAGCGCAGTCCACCTGTAAGAACCGCAGGCTTGCGGCGACGAGTGTGAGCGTCAGCCCATGTGTCACGCAGAATGCGTGCCTGCTCTTCGGTGATCGTCGCATCTGTTTCGAGCACGCTGCTCGGTGTTGCACCTTCGCCGTAGAACTGCGCCAAGAATCTGTCCATAGCGATGCTGGTGCCGACAGTATTTCGCAACGCTTCTAGCGGTGAAATGCCACGCACTTGATTCGGCATCAACAGCCAGTGAATCGCTTTGAGATCATCGCTCGAATGTTCAGTGTCGCCAACTTGATACCACGCTGAACCGTCATCAGACAGCCACGCTTTCTTGATGAAGTTCGGGTGAATGCAACGCATTTCTGCTGGTAGTTCACCTGCTTTGCGTGGTGCATAGATGTAAGCGCAACCGTGCAGTGCGATCGACAACATCACTTGATGTACGAACTCGAACATCGTCTGTGTTTGATTCGGGCGAATCAGCACGCTCGGTGTTGGCAGTTTCTCGATTCGACCTGCTCGCTGTCGAGTCAGTTCTAGCGGCATCGCTGCAACTGAATCTGCGAGCAGACTCACAGCAGACATCAAAGCAGTCGATGCGAAAGCAGTCGTTTCTGTGACGATCTCACCTGAATAGTTAGGGAAGAACGGTCGTGCAGTGATCTGATAAGGGTCAATGCTTGTCGGTAGAGCACGCTGCTCGATCAGTCTGCGCAGCAGGCTCATCGCTTACCGCCACCGAGAGATGCACCAAGCAGCACGAGAAGTGAACCGCCGACGATCAAAGCAACGGGAATCGAAAGCAAACCGACACCGATTACGAGCGAACTGATGCCGATTAGTTCGACAACCGTGCTGAATGCTGTGCGATTCATTCCCATACCTGAACGATGCTAGGCGATGCTGAGACGATTTGCGTGCGTGTCGTCGCACGATCTAGTGCCATGACGAGAGCGATGCACGCATCGATCTTGCGTTTGCTCTTACCTTTGCTGAGTCGCCAGCCTTGATCAGTCATTCGTTGCGCAGCAGACAGCACTTGATCAGTGAATGTCGGTGAACCGTCATGTGCGACTTTGCCATTCACGATTAGTTCATAGGCGTGACCGCATGCAGGAATCATGCGAGCAGCAGACTGCGGAAACTCGACCATAGGCAGACCGTCATCAGCGAGATGTTCTGCGCTGCGCAGAAAGTACGCAGGATCGAACACGAACTCTTTGACAGTGAACTCTCGATGAAGTTCACGCAGATGCTGTTCGATCGCTGCAACATCAACGCCTTCATCTTGCGGTTGCCAGATGCGAGCACGAGTCACAAGCAGATCATCTTGCGGTTGCACGATGACGACTGCGATACTGTCATGCTTCATCGCCATGTCGATACCTACCCAGACAGGTAGATCGTTGCGCAGTTCAGTGTCATCTCTGCATTGTTCCCACGCACCAGCAGGCAGCCATGACTCTTGTGAACGCACCCACTGATTCAGTCGCCAGCGTCTGAACGCAGATTCATCTGACTGCTTGACAGCAGTGCGCATGTCGGTGATGTCCATGAGTTTCTCAGCGAGATTCGGATTCGACACACGCCACGCTTTCTCGTCGTTCGTGTCGCAGTCTGCTGGTGCTTCCCACCACCAGAAACCGAACGACTTGTCATCGACTTCACCAGCAGCGCAACGCTTGCCGTACTGATACAAATGTCCAGCAACAGTGTCGAGATCGTAGCCAGCAGTCGTGATCGACACGACCAGCGGTTCGATTCGAGCACCAGAACCGAGCGTCATCTGATCGTAGAGATCAGGTGTTGTCTGATTCCAGAGTTCATCGAACAGCACGAGCGACGGATTCAGACCAGCCTGACCTCTGAACTCTGATGAGAGCACACGAAGAATCGAACCGAAGCGTGGCATCTCGATCGCATCTCGATACACCTTGCACTCTTGTGACAACACAGGCGACATCTGAATCTGCTGCTTCGCTTCACCGAAGATGATGCGAGCCTGCTGCCTGTCACCAGCGACGACATACACTTCCGCACCTGATTCACCTGTGATCATGCCGTACACAGCAACAGCAGACAACATCAGCGACTTGCCTTGCTTGCGTGGCAAACCGATCAACGCTCGTCGATAACGCAGACGCTTCGTCTCAGCGTCACGCTCGAACAGTGAGCGCAGCAGCCATTTCTGCCACGCAGTGAACACAAGCGGTTCACCAGCACGAAATCCTTTGAGCACAACGAAATGCTCAGCAGCAAAGTCGATGATCTCGTCACCGTCAGTAAGGGGTGAGATTCGTGGCGTGTAGAACGCAGGCTGCCACTTACTCGTTGGCAGCAGCACGCTTCGCTTCGATGCGCTGTCTGATCTTTGAGAACTCATGCTGCTTGTGATCCCCTATTCCGAGCGTTGCTCGATCAGTCGGACTGAAACCGATCTGACTCAACAGGCTAGTGATCTGACGGTCTATCTCACGAAGAGCACGACGCTCACGCCAAGCAGACTGATCAGTGAACACGATCTGACGCAGCATCGTTCGCTCGTCAGTCATCTCGCACGCCATGAGCACGAGATCACCGTCAAGCGCAGGTCGAAGCCACGCTGCACCGCTAGACCAGATGCGATGCCACAGTTCTTTGCCGTGAGTGCCAAGCGGTCGATGCGGCTCAGGTACA